GTTCTGATCTTAAATGTTCTTGATCATAAATAGTTTTTTGTGCAGAATATAACATATCAACAAGTTTTGCGTACTCAGGTAACTCAGCCATATTAGTAGGTGAGTGCCATCCTTTAACATTCGTTCTAACCATTCCTTTGTCTCGATTAGACCAAGCTATAATATCTCTCTCAAGTTCTTGATTAAGGGTTGGATGCTCTATGTCTGCAATATAAATTGGTGTTGGAAATAATAATTCTCTAAACATTATTTAAAAGGTGTCCCTCCAAACCACATAACTAATGATTGTCTTCTACCCCGTATAACAGGTTTTACTCTGTGTCTTATAAATGATGCAAAAAATATTGCATGCCCTTGTTTTAATTTTGCAATTTTACCTTCTGACATTAATTCTAAATCCCCACCTTCAAACTCTGATTCAGGGGAAAGTAATAATGTCATAGATATTTTTCTAACAGGGGGTTCGTGTTGCATGTTCACATCATTATCTACATGCCATTCATAGAAACCACCTTCTGGATATTCTGTATATTGTGCTAATTCATTTATCTCCATTCCATCAAAACCAAAATGATTGCCGTTAGTAGCTTTCATAATTTTTTCAATGTCTTTGTACATGTCGGTCATTTTTTTAAAAGGTATCCAACTAATGTGTGAGGTTCTAGTTTTAGTATCTACATGTCCACTTTTAGTACCTTTTTCATTTCCAACTTGTGCATCATTTCTAGGCTCTGCCCGTCCAGCTTCAATAATCATTTTACATTGTTCAGGTGTAAATATTGGTGTTGTCGTTTCTACTATATAAGATTTCCAACGTGGCTCTGTTATCATATTAATATCCGTATTCTATCCAACCCGTTATTATATATTTATCATTTGATAGAGGAGGGTTGCCTCTATGAATGTGTGTAAATTGTGATGGCCAAACTAACAATGTATTTTTCTCAGGTTTAAAACGACATTTTTGATATAAAAATTCTGTCTCACCTCCTTCTGTTACATCATTTAAATAAATCATAAAAGCTAATATTCTATTTCTAGCTTTCATCTCTGCATTTTCACAGTGCCAATGATGATAACCTTCACCCACTCTAGTTTTTTGTATCTTAACTTCTAATATGTTATGGGTTGCTAGTTTTTTTAAGTAAGAATATTTTTGAACATACAGAGGATATACTTCTTTAAAAAATAAATCTATAAAAGGTTTGTTGTTATAAGTCATTGCAACATTAGTATCTCTTATAGTATCGATTGCATTGTCTGATACTAACATCTCATCTTCTTTTCGTGGATACACTGCACCTTGTTGTTCGCACTTATTAAAATAATTTAAATAATCTTCTATTAATTCGTTAGGCATAAAATCTTTAAATACACCGATGTGATCATCTCTAACTAAAAATTTCTTATCCATTAGTTAGCTCCTCTGTTTTTAATTGGATCAAACTCTACATCACAGTTTGCAGCTAGTGTTCGTCTGGTCTCATCGGTTCCATTAAATGGATACACACAATGTCTCATATCATATGGAAACACATAGAAATCTCTAAGATCCATTGGCGGTTGATAATCTATTTTAGCAAACTGACCATTAGATGCACCTAATATTTGTAGTCGTCCATTCTGTTGGATATGTTCTGCTGAGTACTCTTTACCATAAGTTGAAGGTAGTTTTAAAATCATTACACTTGATAAGCCTGTATATAACATTCCTCTATGAACATGGGCTGGATTATACTCGTGTTGTTTCATTTCATTAACCCATATAGAATTTAAATGTGTATCATAATCTCGTATAGCATTAAAAGTTAAGTAATGTTTAAACACTTGCATAAAATAATCTGTAACATTTTTAGGTAGAAAGTTATGGTTCTTCATTTTAGTTTGATCTTTACCATGATAAAATAAAGAATGTTCTTTCTCTATCTTACCTACTAATTGTTGATTAGCGGGTGCGAGACTATTATAATTTTGTTCGTAGATTTGATTTATTGCAGTAAAAATATCTAAAGGTACTTGATACTTTAAAACAGATTGTCCTAAAAATATTGGTTTAAATTTTAATGTGTCCATATCTTTCTTTTATGCTTTCTGGTATTTTTTCAATATAAGGGTTGTACACTTTTCTAACGGGTCCATCAAATAGTTTATGCATATTACTACCAACAACTTTATCATCATAAGATAAACCATTAACTTCTACTTGATTTAAATTATCAAACTTATGATTAAAATAAGGTTCATCTAAAAATTTATATATTTTTCTAAACTCTTGTTCTGGATTTTTGACCATATCATCGTACCTTACATAATGACAAATACCTGGATAATTATATGAATTTTGAATAGCTTGTAGATCTTTAACAATAGCTCCATCGTTATTCATTAACATTAATAATTTTTCTTCATCCGTATTTAGATTATATCTATTAGGAAATGCATCTGGATTTTCTGTATACCATTGCATGTAGCTAGCAAATACATCCATTAGATCTCTAAGTAATACTATACATTTAAAACCAGGTTTAAAATGTTTTTGCATCAATTCAAAATTACCAGGATTCCCTGTTGCTGTCACGGGTCCACGGTCAATGATTATACGTTGTGGCCATTGTTGATAGTAGTTAGTAAATACATTATCTATTACATTGTCTAATGATCTATGATCGGGGAAATTTTCAAACACATCTGTTTTTTTAAGTAGATGTAGATCTTTCATTATTTCTAATGTTATAGAGTTAGCAGTCGCTGCTATCTCAGGATTTTGATTCATAATACTTGCAAATAAAGTATTGCCAGATCTAGGTAATGCTACTAAGAAAAGTAATTTACGATTTTGGTTTCCCATGCTGAGTTATTTGTTCTTTCTCTTTATAACTATTTTCTAATTCACCTGATTTTTTAATTCTTTGTAATGATTGTAATTGTCCCATTACATTAAATATCTCAGTGTCGCTAGAGTTTGCATTTAAAGTTTTAGCTTTTTCATGATACTGCATACCATAAGATTCTAGTTGATGTTGATTAACATCTTTATCATTAAAGGATCCATCATTAAATTCAATTTTTAATTTAGACCACATTTTAATTTCTCTCATTCTATGTTTAGCAGTTTTTTCCATAGACGCTTTACCAAATCTTGCTTCGTCTAAATCTATTTCATATTTAGTTAATTTGTATTCGTCTTGTTCAGATTCTATTTTTTTCTCTAACCATTTAATCTTTGCTTCGTTTCTTCTGTAATCAAATGATAGTGTCATTAAGTTATCTAAGTAAGATGATTGTTCTCTAACACACTGCCAATATTTTGAAGCTTTAGTTGGGTATCTATTATCTTGAAGTACAGAAAACCTTGCTTCAGTCTCTGTTCTAAATACTTGTTTCTTAGTCCAAGTGTCTCTAAGTTCTTCTACCATACCTTTAAAATCAGTAAGGTCAGTAGGCTCTAATAAATTATTTAAATGAGTTTCCTCTTGTTGAATTAAATCTTTAACGTCTTTTTTCATCTCTGTCTCCTTTATGTTTAAAGAATATATAAAGTATTTAAAAGATATTGCAAGGTTTAAGAAACGTCGAAAGTAACTGTTGCTGGGCCTGCGTTCCATTCTTCTGTTGCACCTGAATTACCTGGATTAGCTCCACCAAAAGCTAAAGCTGCTGTATTAGTTCCAGCTCCTGCTAAATTATATCTTGCAGTTCCTAAATCTCCAACTTCCGTCCAATTAGTTCCATTCCAAGTTTCTGTTGCACCTGTAGTAGCTGGACTAACAGATGGAGCAGATCCACCAGAAGCTAAAGCAGCTGTCTGAGTACCCGAGCCTGCTAATTGATCCCCTCTTGCAAGATTTAAATCATTCACTTCAGTCCAGTTGGTTCCATTCCATAATTCTGTATTATTAAAAACTGCAACAGGATATCCTCCACCAAAACCTAAAGCTGCTGTATTAGTACCACAACCTGCTAATCTTTGTCTTGCAGTATTTAAATCATTTACTTCTGTCCAGTTAGTTCCATTCCAACTTTCTGTTATAGCTGTATCTGGAGGATTTCCACCAAAACCTAAAGCTGCTGTATTAGTTCCAGCGCTTGCTAAATATTGTCTTGCAGTATTTAAATCATTTACTTCTGTCCAGTTAGTTCCATTCCAACTTTCTGTTATAGCTGTTATAGGAACACCAGTATATTCACCACCAAAAGCTAAAGCTGCTGTTGAAATTCCAGCTCCTGCTAAATTTCTTCTTGCAGTATTTAAATCATTAACTTCTGTCCAATTAGTACCATTCCATAATTCTGTTAATGCTGAAGGTCCTTCACCCCCAATAGCTAAAGCTGCTGTTTGAGTTCCTGCGCCTGCTAATCTTTGTCTTGCAGTATTCATACTATTACCAGTAGCCCATGATCCTGGATTAATATAATTTGCCTTCACAGTATTAGATGTTGTATTATACCAAACTTGTCCGTCAACAGGATTAGATGGATCTGAAGATACTACTTCAATATTCGTGCCAAAAATTTCTTTGTATGTTGCCATAATATTTTAACTTGTTGTTATTGTTGATACTCCACCAGTAAGGTTCCATTCTTCGGTTGCTGTTGTTGGTGGTCCACCAATATTACCTCCGAAAGCTAGGGCAGATGAATTTGATGCTCCTGCTCCTCCAGGACCATACCTTGCAGTACTTAAATCTGCTAATTCTGTCCAGTTGGTTCCGTTCCAAGATTCTGTTGCTCCTGTTGTTGGTTGTCCACCAAAGGCTAAAGCAGAAGTGTTAGTTCCAGCGCCTCCTCTAATTCCTTTGTCTTCATTCGTATCATTAACAATAGTCCAGTTAGTTCCATTCCAAGTTTCTGCATAATGATATGTAACAGGTTGTGTAGAACCAAAAGCCAAAGCTGCTGTTTGAGTTCCACAGCCAGCTAGACCTCCTCTTGGCGTATTCATATCATTTACTTCAGTCCAATTAGTTCCGTTCCATGTTTCTGTGAGAGCATAAGTTCCAACAGGATTGTAATACCCTCCAAAAGCTAAAGATGATGTATTTGATACTCCTGCTCCTGCTAATATAGCTCTTCCAGTATTTAAGTTATTGACTTCAGTCCAGTTTGTTCCATTCCAAGATTCTGTATTAGCTGTCATAGCTGGTGTTTCTCCACCAAATGCTAAAGCAGAAGTGTTAGTTCCAGCGCCTCCTAGTTCTGTTCTTCCCGTATTTAAATCATTTACTTCTGTCCAAGAAGTTCCGTTATAAGATTCTGTTAAAACAGAATAAGCAAATGCAGGAGCCCCTTCTCTTCCTCCAAAACCTAAAGCAGCTGTTTGAATTCCAGCACCTGCTAATTGTGTTCTTCCAGTATTCATAGCTCCGGCTGTTGCCCAAGCACCTACTGGAGTTCCTGCATCAACTTTTAAAGCACCAGACGTAGAATTATACCACACATCTCCAGCGACAGAAGTAGGTGGATCAGAACTTACATTCTGTATTTTAAATCCATGTATGTCTTTGTACGTAGCCATTTAAATTTTTATTCCTCTAATATTATATCAGCGGGTCTTGTACTGTTAGCTTTTTGTTCATCGGATAAAGCATCCCATGAAGTTTGTGCTGCAGTGACCTCAACGTCAACAATTGCTTGTGCTTCATCCCTAGTTTTAACAGATCCTGCAACTTTAGCAATCCAAAGATTACCGTGTTTGTTGTGTGCGGGAACTTGCCAAACAT